ATGGATACGTTTCGGTAAGCGTCGCCGGCTGCGGCTACTTTGACCGCTGATGTACCTACGGTGTATTGGGCTGATGTAATCATGAAGGGTCTACCTTGTCTTTGAGGCCGTTAGAAGCGAGCATACCCGACAATCCGCCTGTGATGAAGAGCGTCATAGGTTTGAGAATTTCCCACGCAGCCAAATCGTTAGGAGCAACGTCAGGCCCCGTCGGCTGTACCACGAATAGCAATCCGTAGAGCAAAGTAAAGATAGTGCCTACAAAAGCAATGGTTAAACCTATGCCTACAAACAAAACTAAACGGGCTTTTATTTCTTCATTAGAAAATTTTGCTTTAGGCACAACGGCCACCACCTTGTCTATTTGGTGTGGTTATATTGCTTGTAAAGGCTTTGTTTTTGGTGCGTTGGCATTGAACACGGGTGCGGTCTGCGCAAGCCGTAAACGATGTCAAAAACACCAATAAAATTAGACTATTCCGCATTTTTAGCATCTTGGATTTCTTTCATGCGTTCTGCGTATTCTTCGTCTGTCATGACTCGCTCTTCGACTTCACCTGTGAGTGCGTCTATGAATGCGATGATGAATGTTTCTTTTCCCATAATCAGGTGCCTTTCCGGTATCCGTAAATTGCAATTTGTCCACCAACAAGGTTATTGCCTGCGCCGTCAAGGTAAAGCGCTGTGTATTGCGTTGTGTCGTTAAGGATTCCGTTAAACATTCCTTGGTTAGATGTTGAAACTCTTGCTAAACCATTTACTGTTGTTACTTGAGCCAAGTTTGGCCCAAGGATGTCAAGCGAAAGGTTTGCAGATGCTGTGTCTCCGCCTCCGACATAGTTAAATGCTGATGCGTTGTTGTCTCCTGTGCCAAAAGTAGTGGCAGAAGCCCAACCTGATTGGTAGAAGTATGCGCTGTAGTAGCCCGTGTTGGTTGTGCCGGGGACACCGAATCTCATTCTGATTGACTGGCTTGCGCTCATTTTACCTGACCATACAATGCGATAATTGTCGTATGTACTTGAGAAGCAATTACTGATTGTGAATGAGTTAATGCCTGCACCCGTTGCCACGTTGTAGTGCGTAACATACACAAGCCCCCCGCCATTTAAGTAGGTGTTGGTATCCGAAGCCGTGAGGACTTCCGAAGAGACAAAGGTTTTAGTAGTCATATTAGTATCCTAGTTTATTGTAATCGAGTCGGCCTTGTACGGCATTGTCTAAAATCAGATATGAATTCAAATCTGCACCCGACAGATAATAGGTATACCGAGACGATTGAGGAGTGGCAGTAAATGAAGCCCCTTCAATAATGGCGTAATAAGTGGTCCCTCGAAAAGTAACCGTAACCGCGTATCCAATACAGTCCCAAAAGCCTGTCCCAATAGAATCAAGTTTCATTGAATTTTGTGCTTCGGCAAGACACGAAACAGACGCTAAAGAAAATGACGTATTTTTGTATTGGGTCAATAGGTAGTTAGCAAAGTCTAAAGCCTGTGCAGCACTGCTATTAAATGTCTGAACATTCAAATTTCGGTAAGGTGCTGAACCGCTAGATGCTACTTGGGCTGAAAAACCTTGAGGCGAGATTGTGATTTGAGTAAAATAGTTTTGGCCAAGACTGACAAAATCGATGTTGTCGTACACTTGATTTGTGGCATTATTTGCCGTGTCAGAAAAGTTTACTGTGGAGTTGAAACTTGAATATTTTGACAATGCCGTTACTGCGTTGTTTCCTTGACGAATACGGCCATTAAGTGTGGCTGTAAACCCGTTAAACCAATCAGCCCAAGTACCTGTAAGGGTCGTGCCTGCAACAGTTGGATTGTCAACACTCGAGTAATTGCTTGTAATTGTTAAACCATTAGATGTAGACGCGGCGGTTAATTGTGCTGAGGCTGTGTCTGCTGCCATTGCGTATGAGTTGCCTGCTGCTCTACCCCATTGGGCTAACGACCCTTCACAAGTAAGGGTAAGCCTATCTGAGTTTCCGACGTGAGTTCCTGAGTTGTACACAATGCCGTATGACACTGCAACGTCAGCGATGCGTCCATACCAAATATTCTTGCTGGTGGTGGTGTTGACAATCTTGATAAATGTGCCTGTGACCATTGCGGTAATTGGCGAGTAATACCCGGTCGGGTACCAAATATCTATGGAACATGAATCGGCTTGATAGTTATCAACAAGCGCATGACGACCGATATTGAGTTGTATCCCTTGAACGTTAGACAAAGACGTAAAAGTTACGTTGTCTGTTGAGTAGGAAATCGTATAATTCTGAGCCATTAGTACAGATTGGAAGTTCTAACAGGAATAGACCCATTTTGTCTCATGTATGTACGCAACGCCTGTACGACTGCATTTGGGTCGCCGCCATTTACGTTGACCGTAATACCACCACCGTTGCCACCAAAACCCATAGAACCAAGGCGGTCCAAGGGGATTATTGCTTCGGGCCCGGACTCGCCCACAAGGGCATGTACTGGACCTGTTGTGATACCGCCCGACGCTAACGCTACACCTGATACTCCGGGGTTAAAATTCATTCCTTGTAAGGCTGCATTAATTATCGCTTCAAAATTAGCCAAATCTACCGGAGTAGTTATACCAAGGTCGGCATTACTAATATCCGTCAAAGTGACGTTTGGATTGCCAAGTACAACCTCAACATTTTTAATGGTGTCTTGAATACCTTTGAGAAAACTAGTTGCTGTATCTACGCCTGTTTGGTACCACTTTGCTGCAGATTTATCGCCAAGGTCTTTAGCAAGTTTTGTCATGCCTTCGGTTAATTTGTTTGCTTTTAATACGTTGTCTGCAGAAGCGAGTAGTTCCTCTGCAATGGCTGTTCCACCATCTACCCCTGCTGCTACCACTTGGTCGTAAGCCTCTTTGCTCAATGGAGTCAAAAGCAATCTGCTAAGTAATTCCCCAAACTTTTTGGCTTTGTCTGATTGTTTTTGAAGGCCGTCAAAAAATGTAAGTGGTTTAGATTGTGCTGCAGAGACTTCATTAGTGGCTACTGCAAGTTCTCCCATTGCGTCAGCCAAGGTTGCGGCGTAATCATCGCGTTGGAAATAATTGAAATCGGCTTGGGCTTTGTTAACTTTGGCTTGTGCGTCGGCTTGTTTTTGCAGGGCTGTTTTAAGTTCCTCAGAGTTGCCGGCAGCGGTAGATTGAGCGTCTCCAAAGTTAAACGAAGCGGTAACGGCCGACCCTACAGAATCAGAAAAGTTTGTAAATTTTTTTGTGGCTTCGTCAAGTGCTGTGCTGGCTTTGTCAAGTTGGGCGTTGAGTTTGTCGCGTAATGCTTGGGCTGCATCGTTTATGCTTTGTTTAAGTTTTTCGGTTATTTTTTGCAAATTGTCTGATGCTTCGGCCGTTAATCTGTCTTGCTCTGCAAGTAACTTTGCTGCTGCTGCGGCTTTCTTTTTGGCCACTGTGGAAGCATTTACGCCGCTGTTATCTGCCGGATTAATACCAAGATTCTTGAGAGCCTTAAGAGAATCTGCGTAAGCAATGCTGCTGCCCTCGAGGCTAAGTAAAACGTCGCCAATCGCAGCAAAATCTTTTTTGCCTAAACCAAGTTTTTTGGCTGTGTCGACAAATTTTTGGCCTAAAATACCAACCGAATTAGAAGCATCAAGGCCAGTCGTGCCGGCAATTTTAATGTACGACGCTAATTTGTTTAGCGGCCCAGTTGGGTCGGCTAAATACTTAGATAAATCTTTAGAAGAAAATCCCAGTTCTTTTGTAAATGAAAGATATTTGGTAAACGCCGGGTCTGATAGCGCCAACTGTCGGACAGCTTCCATCTGGGCTTTGCCTTGGGTATACAAAGCCTGACTGTAGTTATTGCTTGCAGTCGTGGCTATATCGGTGTTGCCTGAAAGGGTTAAAAATGCTGTGGCTGCAATTCCAATGGCAATAATAATTCCACCCGTTGCAACGTCTACGGCAGTAATTGAAGTGGCTAAAACTGCGTTAGCGGCAGCAGCAAGGGCCGCAGCAACTTTCCATGCATTAAGGGCAACGTTGCCGGCAACTATGGCAATAGCGATAGCAGCAAAGGCAGCGCCTAAAGCCAAGATAAGTGTTTTGTTTTTTTCTGCCCAGTTACCAAACAACGTTAATGCTGAGGCCATTGCTTGGACTGCTGGCAACAATGCTGAACCGATTGATTCTTTGGCTTCGTTTAAGGCAATTTGCATTTTGGCAAAACCACCAGAGGCAGAATCGGCAAAGGCTTTATTCATTCCCCCGTAGTTTTTTTCTAAAACTTTTACAACGTCATTAAATGATGCGTGGTCTTTAATCATTTTGGCTAGTTCAGGCGATAATGATTTTAAGCCTTTATAGTTACCGTCGTAGGCTCGAGATAACGCCATAGCCACATCGGCAGCGGTTTTACCCGTGGCTCGGGCCGTGTCCAAGGTGACAGACATAAGGCCCTGAGCCTTAGAAACACTGTGAGTGCCCTGTACGAGTGCGGCAAAAGCCGGACGGAGTTGGTCATCAGCGACGGCGACAACGCGAGACATGGCCGTTAATTGTTTATCGATGGCAGCAGATTGTTCAGCAGTAGCGCCAGTGGAATTTTTTAATTGAGTGGCAAGTAACACCTGTTGTTGTTGCTCATCAGCGGCAGCCTTAGCAAATGAAGCAGCGGCAACGGCTAATCCGGCTAGGGCTGCGGTAGCAGGTACAGCGGCTTTGCGTATGGCAAATTGGGCGCGTTCCGCAGTTGTCTGCAATTTTTCAAACTGCGAAATTGCTTTAGTGATTCCTTTGTCATTGAATTCACTTATAAGAGGAATATGAATTGCCATCAGCCGTACGCAGCCAATTTAGAAGAAACAACTTTTTCAGCCTCATGGACCAAATCAGCCATGTTGGCTGTTACTTCGGTTATGTGGGCTGTAGCCGATGGCCACATTACACGGGAAGGTTTACCAAAAGCGTTGGTCAAGTTTTGATTAAACATGATTCCTGTGCCGGCGTTGGCTTTGCCTGCCATATCGATAATGGCTGCGGCAGGGTTCATTTGGGAAATTGTAATAACTGATACCGCTTTTTTGCCTGTACCAATTTTAACTTTTATACCTGAACGGGCTCTAGTTGCTGTATATGGAAATAGACGTCGTGACTTTTTACCTTGTGACCAGTTGCGGCGCATACCCGAAAGAATCTTGTCTGGGTAGCGAGACCTAGCAGCGTCAATGATTGGCTTAGCAATTTCGGTTGCATTTCTGGCAAACTCTTTACGCAACTCAGGTTCGAACTCTTTCAGCAATTTAAGAGTTTCCTTGGTCCCATCTATTTTGCACCCAATTGTTACGCTCATTGCTTACGGCTTTCGTTAATCATTTTGATGACTGTCGAGAGGTCGTCTATCGTGAATTCTACCTCACGCGGCCAGAACCCTGTGGCTATAAGCACCGACGCTAGGGAATGTCGGTAGGTGCCTCGGAGAAAGGGCGTTCGGCCTCTTCCGTTACCACCTCGAGGTCCTTTAAGGTTTTTATAAATTCGTCAAAAACTATTGGCACTGTGATGTTGTGCGATTGACATGCAGTCCAACACAAGAAAGCCAAATCTTCAATGCCAATACCATTGGCCATGTCTGACGCTTTGGTTTTGAACTTGCGTTCCCATTGCGTAACGCACCATAGGTTTGTCTGCACGTTTTGTGGACCGTTGCCGGTGTCAAATCGTAAGTCTAATTTCATGTCGGGTTTCCCTTGTTTGTTTTGTTATGAAGTTGCGGCGGAATAAATTCCACCTTTAAATGTCAGGCTGATAGTGCTTAACTCGCCGAGTTTAGCATCTACAACTGGAACGCTTTCAAGATATGTGCCGGTGAGGGTGAACTTAGGTGCCGTGGTAGTTGGCGTGGTAAGCGCGGCCTGTGATGCTGCAACGTTAATTGTGCAAGCCTGTCCAATAAGTGCTGACAAAGACGCAAAAGTTTCTGTTGTTGCATAAGACATATAAAGTTCCACGGTTACCTCGTGGTCTCCGAGACCTGTTGTAAACACTCTGGAAGTAGAGCCAAAGGCAGTGCTTTCCAAAGCGTCGTACTTTACCGTGACGGTTGCTGCGTGACATTGGTCAGTCAGGTCGGTGTATGTCGACGGGGCTGTGGTGAGTATGTTAAATCCGGGATTTGAGAGATATGTACTAGTGGCCATGATGGTTCCTTATGCTGTTGCGACGCTATAAACGCCACCCTTAAATGTCAGACTTACGGAACTCAGTTCCCCTAATTTTGCATCTACTACAGGCAAAGATTCAAGGTATGTTCCGGTCAATGTAAATGCAGGGTTTGTTGCTGATGTAGCAGCAGACGTTGGCTTGATTGTGATATTTGTGGCCGTGCCCACCAATGCGGATAATTGCACATAAGTCTCACTGGCTGCATAACTCATAAAAAGTTCCACAGTAAACTCGTGGTCTCCGAGACCTGATGTAAATACTCTGGAAGTGGAACCAAAGGCGGTGCTTTCAAGAGCATCATATTTTACGGTCAATGTGGCTGCATGACATTGGTCCTGTAAGTCGTATGAAGAAATTGTGCAGGTCGGATTGCTGAGATAAGTGCTGGTACTCATTGGTGTTACTCCTGTGGGGTCTTGTCAATAGTTTTAGCAGATTTAGGGGCTGCCGTGTCGGATTGTTCAGCGATAAAACCGCCGTCCAAAAGTGGGTGGATACTTTGCCCGTCGGTTGGTTCAAAAACTGAACCGACTTTGCCCAACTGGGGAGAAACGATTACATACATTTTTTAACCTGCCTGTGCTTGTAGTGATATTTCAAGGTCGTAGGCCGGGAACTCTTGTCCCCCTATAGTAACAAGACTTGGGCGACCAGATGTGACACCTACTTGTTTTGTTAGAAGTTTGGCCGAGATAGAAAGAATGTTGCGAAGGGCGTCTAAGTTGGCTGGCCCGATTGAGATGATGCGTACAGGGAATGTCATTTTAACAATGTTGTAGTTCCATGACGTAAATGACGGGGCATCGATGAAACAGCAGGGACCGTTGAGGTTTCTTGGGTCTGTAACTACGCGCAAGCCAGTGATGGTGGTGAGCGTGGCCGACAGGTCGTCTATAGCCTCATTGAATAGGTCTGTGTAAGCCATTAGGCGACTGAGTGGGCACCTAGACCCAACAATTGTTTAATGATGGGAGAGAGCCCCACAACGGGCGCTGAACCGATTTCAGTAAACGAAGCAAATTGGTCTATAGAGCCTCTTTGGCGATACAAAGCGCCGCCGTACATAATGGTCCCCAAAGTGACGTCCCCCGACGGTGCGCTCGTAAGACTGTCATTCAGATTCCCGGACTCCTGACGTCGACGCCAACAGAACTGATTGGCAGCCGAAGCGCATTGAGCAAGGAAAGCGGTTTCGTCGCCGGTGGTTAAACCAATCCATGCAGCAATATCGGCACCAGTAATCCAAGTACAAACTTGTGTATAGGTAACTGTTCCCGATGCTGCGACGCGCACAACATTGCTGGCGGTTTTTGCATAGAGAACTTGGTTAGGTAACGCGACTGAACCATCGAAGATTAAATCGCCGAATGTATCTACGCCGATGAATTGATACTGGGGCAAGTCAATAATTGTGTAAGTGCCGTTGAATGTCGTGTCAACACTTGCAACTGTTATTGACTGCCCCACTACCATGTCTGGGGGGGTCAGAAGTTCGAGTACTGCGTAGTTGTCTAGCAGCATCTTGTTAGTGACTGTATAAACGGCCATGACGGCCCTTTCGGATTAAGCCTGAGTAATCTTGCGAATCATTTGCGCGTTCGCTTTGAACGTTGCAAAGTATCCGAAGATGCTGACCAAACGTGACAAAGTTGATGGCTGCTCTACTGAAAGCATTCCGCGCATTTGTTCGTATACCTCAAAGGCTGTGTTGTTCAAAATAATCATGGATTTGGCGGCCAATTTGCTTGAAACCACTAATTCCAACCCAAGTGGGTTAACACCTGTCCATGTTCCTACGTTGTTCTGTCCAAGTGCGTTGTAACCCTGTAGGCCAGTTCCGCCAGTGTATGCAAAAATTGGTCTGTTGCTTGTATCCGACAACTGGCCGATTTGCGCCCAAACATCAGGTGAAACCATGATGTGTGTTGGCATGCGGTTAGTTGTTGTTGAGATGTCAACAGCAGCGTCGTAAAGCGACTTCATGAAGTCTGTTACTGAGAGGTCCCATACGCCAGAAGTTGTTGCTGCTGCAAGAAGTGCAGTTGCAGTGGTTGCTTCTGTTGCGAGGAGATATTCTCCAGAAAGGTCGTTCAATACGGTTGTGAGTGCAGAAGGTGACGTAAAGTCGATGGCCTGATAACTCAAATCCAAACTGCCACCCAAAGTAATTTTGGAAACTGTATTGGCGACGGTTGTCATTGACTGTGTTGTTACTGCGGCAAGTTCAGCACTTTGAGCCGACACGCTACTGTGTTGGCTAATTGTGGGCCTAATGAAACTGTTTCCATCAGGATTCGGCATTGAGCGAGGTCCGAGCGCATTAACAATCGGGCGAATGAAAGCAAGTTCTTGGAAAACTGGACCAAGCACGACGTTGCTAAGCAATGGCATGTTGGTTGTGGTTTCATCACCGGCTGCCGCTTCAATTGGGCTTTGGTTTTCGCGTTTGAAATCAATGACCTGACGCTCAACACCTGCGCGTACTGTGCCGCCGATGTGATACGCAGCCATAAATTCTGCTGCTGATGGAAGTCGCGTTGCCTTTGGAGCAGAAGCGAACAATGGTGTGTGAATGATTTGCTGTTCTGCTGCTGCTGCTGCTACTGGCTGTACTGGTGTTTCCACGTCTGGTGTCTCCTCGACTGGTTCTGTGGGTTCTGAATTTTCGTCGGGGTCTGTGTTCGCACTGGCGAATACAGATGTGATGTTAGCACCTTGAAACGCTCCTGTGGGGACCAATGACAATTCGCTCCATTCACTTGCCTGAACATGCATGGTGCCATTGGCGTCCTCATAGAATTTTGTGGGTGTGACTCCAATGGAAACGGAATCAAGCACGTTTTCTGAACAAAGAATCATGGCCTCATTCCCGAGAGCAGTGCCGGCCACTTTTGCCGTGAACATCATGCCTGAACCATCAGCGGCTTCGACACGATGAGTCACTGTGCCAATGGCCTGCTCAGAATTATGATTCATGAAAAGTTTTGGGTTGCGCCCGTCAGTTGGCAAAGAGCCCGGTTCCATGACAACCTTTTGGCCTGAGGAAACTGTTGCCTCAACGCCGTAAGGCACTGCAATGCCGGTAATGGTTCTAGTGGGTGTGCCATCGGCGGCTGCTGCCTCAATGGTAAATCCTGTGCTAATAAATTCAAGCATTTGGTATGGCTCCTGTGGTTGGTGTCGGGAGAAGGTCCTCTTGGTCCATGTCTTGGTCGGGCAACTGGGTCAATGAGATTGATTCATTTATTTTGTCGGGTGTGGCGACAATATCAGCCAAATAGTCATCAATGTCGAATTTAACTTTTGTTCCTTTTGGAAGCATATTGGAACTGAG